CGTCATGGACGTGCCGATCTGGACGCTGATCACTCGTACCAACAGCGCGCCGGTTCCGACATTGATCACAATCGTTCCTGCGATCGTCGCCACCACACCCGCCGCGGCGGGCAGCAGGAAGGTGAAATGCGTGCTGTCCGTCTTGGTGTTGATGACGAAGCTGCCATTGACCACCGCAGCTCCACCGGTGCCGGTATTCGTCGCGCCGCTGATGTTGATCGTGTCACCAACGCCATAAATCGTGGCGGCAGCCATCACGACGGCAACCTGGCCACCATTGGTCGAGGCCCACGTCATGCTTGTGACCGCCTCAGTGGCGCCTGATGCGACGTAGGGCTGAAGCCGCTGATTGATGAAATCCCATGAGACGTTGCTGGTAATGATCGAGCCTTCAAGGCTGACCAAGGACGGATCAATAGCAACCGCGATCCGCGCGCCGGATCCCATGCGATAGAAGTTCACCAATCCGCCTGAGCCGGTCAGCGGGACAGGGCTGGATGGCGAATTGATGCCGGCATAGTTCTGGTCAAACACCGAGAACCCGGTGAGCTGCCCGGCCGTCGCGGCGGTCAGGTTTGTCGCCCGCCCGATCTGACCACCCAGCACGCCCAGGGGCTGCCCAGCCAGGCCAGGAACGACCTCGGTAATGCCGACCCCGCCCCACATCGGCAGCGTCTCAGTGGTGGCCAGGATGCCACCGGCGAGGCTGTTGCGGATCGCGGGCGAATCAAGCGCCATACCCTGGACATAGCCGGAGCTGTCGACATTGAAACTGCCAAATGCCGTCGTGGTCCCGTACGGGTTGAAAGTGACATTCGCGACCATCGGTTAGGCCCTCTTCTCGGTAAGGAATTTTGTGGCCCGCTGCGATGGTGCAGACAGTTGCTTGAAAATCGTCGTGCGACCGCGGAATTCGGTAATCCGATGGCCGGTCTCCGGATCGGTGCGCCGGATCGGGATCAGAACGCCCTCAACCATATCGTCCGTGCTGCGTGAGGCCACGACGGCATCAGCGCGGATCCGGACCTCGGCGATGTTGAGCAGTGTAGGATCAGTGATCGCCGACAGGTCGACGGCCTTCCAATCCGGGCTGTATGGCTGCAGGCCGCGCGCCAGGCGCTTGCGGTACCCTATGAGGGCCTCGCCTGACAGCGGCACCGGAGCGCGCTTGCCGAACGCCTGATAGGCCGGATCATAGACCGCCTGGGCATCGGCGAAGGTGGCGGAGTCCGCATCGTTCGGCGACTTCGGCATGTTGGCGAACGCGTCGGCCATTCGCTGCGTATCCGCCTTGATCGCGTCGGCGCGTTCCTTGTGCTCTTTCGCCTCAGCGTCAGCGCGCGCCTTGTCGGCCTTTTCCTTCTCAGCCGCATCCATTTTTGTCTTCTTCTCTTCCTCGGATTCAGCGTCCTTGCGGCGTGCGTCCATCCGGTCACGGCGGTCCTTGCGGGCCTTGTCCATGGCCGCCTCTTCGTCCATGCCGTCGGCCTTCAGCTTGTCGCACTCGCCTTTTTCCTCGGCGTCGTCGCGCTCACAAGCCTCGGCGTCGGCCTTCTTCCACTCTTCGCGCTCAGCATCTCGGCGGGAGGCGGAATCGCGCCGCTTGTCGGCCTTCTTCTCTTCCTCCCATGCGTCCATGCGCTTATTCACGGCATCGAGGTGCGACAAAATCTTGTCGATATTACCAGCCGCGTCACGCCGCGCTGCGTCTTCACGCTCTTCGTGGGCTTTCTTCTCTTCAGCAGTTTCGGCCATGCTATCAGCCCTTTCATCGAGCGAGTGGTTGAGAACGCCAGTCGGAGGCCCGGATTTATCCCAGACCCCCAGAGGACAAATACAGATATGATCGAGTAACGACGGCTTACCTTCGATCAGTAGTTTTCTGCCGTCTTCCATTTCTATAGTGCTGTTTACCGACGGATCGCGGAATACAACCGCCGGAGAAGTCGAAAGCTGCTCTGATTCCATTGCCTGCGCAGCGCTCGCATCGTAGATTTTGGCAACCGACCAGACTTCGTCGCCTTGGATGTAGGGCAGAACCACCGAGCCAATGATGCGGTCTTCGAACTCAGCGGGGTTGAGAATGGACTTATCCGGGTGCTCCCAGATCACGCTCAGGCCGTTGCATCGCGCCAGGAACTCGGCGTTCAGATAGAGCGACTGATCCCGCCAAACGTGTTCATCAAGCCCAGCCCGGTAGGCGAGTCCTGTACCTGTGATCCGGATCGCAAATAGCCAGACGTTCTCATATTTCTGCGGGCTGGTCAGATCGCCGACCGCTATGGCCCGAGCTATACCCAATTCGTCCATCGTCAGACGGGCCAGGGCGATCCGCGCACCGGGATGAAGCGGCTCAGGCGGATCGTTCGGCGTTGCCCAGGCAAACCCTGTGTGCTCGCCGTTGAGTTTTGGGTCAAACCGCTCGGGTGTGGCTTGAAGGAAAGTTGTATAGTCGACAGGATCGCCGAGAGGTGGAACGGGGTTGATCGTTTCGGCCGGGACCGGCGCTTCGTTCGTGCTGATCCGGCGCGCCAGTATTGTCCGCTCGCCGTCAGGCAGAAACCCCAACTCCTCGATCGTCTCGCGTTTCGCGGTCTCTTCCGCGCTTTCGTCGCCCTCAGTTGCGCCGCCCGGAAAACACCACGCTCCGGGCCAATCACCGCCTGGACCGCGTTTGAGAAATAGCGCCTCGCCTGCCGTCGTCAGAAACAGGATGCCGGCTGCTTTGATCATTGCTGCCCTCCGGCGCGGGTTAAGCCGCCAGTCTCACCCGTTCCAGTTCGGCCCGACCTTTCTCGGTCAGCATCGCATCAGGAAGCCGCCGGAGCGCATACAGGTAAGTCGCCCAGCACCGGCAGAAAACTTCTTCCCCGACCGCCGTAACATCATCGTAATAGCCGGCCTCGCCCGGTTTCACGAACCCATGCTCAGAGGCCCAGTTGTCGCGAATCAGATAGACCAGACCCTCCCGCGCGGCGTGCGACGGCCGGGCGTTGTAGCCCAATTCCCCGGCATGGGAGTGCCAGACCAGTGCAATCGCCCCACCGTCAACGGCGATGATGTTGTTTAGATTAGCAACAAACTTGTGCCCCTGATCCACAGCAACCCGCCGTTCCGCAAAGGGCAGTGACGCCAGGGCTTTTCTGATCTCGGCCTTGGTCTCACGCCGGTTCACCGCGTCCGACCCGCCATCAGGGATCGATGTGGCCCAACCGCTGAACCGCTGAACCATCTTTTCCACAGACGCGGCACGATTGAGTTTGATCAGCGACGCCGACGCCATAATGCGCCGATCCAGTTCCGCCCGTAGCCTTGGCTGCACCTTGGCCAGAGTGAACCGCGACACCCCTGGATGCTGGCGGAGAATGCCGCCCCGTTCGATCTTCGCCCGGTAGATCGAACGCATCGTCTCATTGAGCGCGCGTTCCAGCGTGGCCACGGGCACCATGCTGCGGATAGCAGCGCCTCGGATCCGGTCGACCCAGAACGAAACTCGATCCAGGCTATCGAAGCCATTGTCGGCAATGTCGGAGATCGCCGCGGTCAAAACCTCATAGAAACCACCGCCGCTCGGGAATATCCCGACGTCATTCGGGGGCGGCACTTAGCAGCCCAACCGCGCCAACTCGTGATCGATCTCAGCCTTGACGATGGACCGGCGCGCGATCTCCGGCAAATCGCCACGCGATACCACCTCGGACCATCCATCCATCAACGCCACACGAGCCTTGCGCAGATCGTCAGCACGGGACCGGCGCGCGTCGAGCGCGGCATCCTGCGCCTTGAACCTGTTCAGCAGATCAGTTGCAGAGAGGGTGGTCATGCGCGGGCCAATTGTCGGAGTTTGCTAATCGCCGAGTCAGCGGCGGCGAACGGCTTTGGCTCAGATGGTTCCTGAAGCGGAGCGGGCGGTTCATAATCCTCCAGCGCCTCCGCGTCGAGCAGCAGCGGCGTCGGGAACAATAGCTTCAACTCGTTGAAATTATCCTGCGCCCATTGCAGTACGATTACCTTGTTGATCGGATCGAGCGCCGGCAGGAACACCTCCACGAGTGCGATAATCGCCTTCAGCCGCACATCGTCGGCCTTCGCCAATTCGCTGTCAGGCTCCTTCAGCATCGACGGCCACTGCGCGGTGAACGCGTTGCGCCAGTCATAAAACGCGGTCTTGTACGGAACGCTTTTATAGTCTGGAAAGTCGGTTTGCAGCGCGGCATAGAACTCCGGGTTCCAGGCCCGATACTGCACGATCTGATCGAAGAATTCGTAGATCGGGGCCATGTCGATACGGCACCGATCGATATATTGCGCAATGGCCTTGGCGTCTTCCGTGCCCTCGCCAAACCCTGAAACCATCGTCTCGTTTTCTAGCAACCGAGCCGGCATGTCGGCGGCGGTGGCGATATTTTTCAGGATGTTGGTCCGCACCATCCCGTAAGCACCCTCAAGGTTCTGCATGTTCAGCGTTTCGATTCCTTCGTCTGGGTCGATGCTGATCACATTGCCGGTCTGTGCCTCTTTCAGCACGTTGCGCTTGACGTTGAACATCCGCATCATCGCGTTGGACACGATCGAGCCGGCCTGTTTGATTTTGGCAACCAGCACGCCGATCTTGAACACCACCAAATCATCCGTCCGCATCGACTGCACGAACGAGCGCAGCGGAAACAGTGCACGCTGGTAGACCGAGCGGCCGACGTAGCCGAAAGCCGAACTGGTGTAACCCAGATAAATCGGCTCTTCGTTCAGCTTCACCACAGTCCGGCTGGGATGATAGGACATACCGCCAACCCGAATGCCGCCAGGGGTTTTGAGAAAGTCCGGATCGTTTGGGTTTTGGTTCAGGACCAGGCTGCCGGCGGTGTTCAAGGGATCGAACACGTTGAACTTGAGCATCGCGGCTTTGTAAAGAGTTTCGAATTCGACCGGTTCGGACGGGTCACCGTCTTCTGGCATCAGGACGATGCTGGCGATGCCGTAGACGCGGGATAAGCGCACAACGTTGAATATCTGCTTGTCGGCCTTCAACGCCTGCCACTCGGCCTGAAACGCCTCCTTCAGCCTATCCTCCGGCCCGCCTGGTATGGCGATCTCCCGCATCTGGCTTTGAGCCATAGCGATCGGAGCCTCAGCCATTTTCCCGCCCAGCGGGTGGAACTCATAGAGTATTTTGCAGACTTCGTAAGACGGCGCCGCGCCAGGCTCGATCGAATCACACATCAACAGGTTTTGCAGCGGCGTGCCCAGAATGCTCCCGTTAATGTTGACGATTGACAATGGCGTTGCTTTCAGGGCGGCGAGGCGCTAAATCTGGCGGTCCATGGGACCTCTCGTCACAATCTTTGTCGTCATCCCCGGCATCCTCGCCGCGCTGGTGCTGTTCCGCTGGGCACGAACGTTGGCCCTGTTCGGTATGGCCGCGCTGGCGCTGTGGGTCTGGGCGAGCCACGGGCCTTGAAACTATTTATCTTTATCGCTGTCGCTATGGCCGGATTCTACTTTGTACCCAGCGTAACAGATGGTGGTGGCACCCCGTGCGAGGCTTTGGTCCGGCGCGCGTTGATCTCTAAACCCATCTATGACGACCGCGGAAAAACAGACCAATTGGCGTCCGGGATGATCCTGGTCCTTGGCCCAATGGTAGCAAGCCGCGCAATGGCGGAAAGATATCCTGGCGTGCCCCCGCAGGTGACATGCGCGGGAGTATGGTGGCTGATGGTATCAGCTACGCAAAGCCCCCAGGATTACCCAGCGCAATCGCGATAGAGTAGCAAAACGTATCCAGACTATCGTCCTGTTGGTCCTTGACCCCGATCTGAAACCGAAAGACCTGCATCAGGAACTGATTACCGGACCGGCCCTTGTAGACCGTGACCTTGTCGTAAGCGTGCCGGGAGATTTTAACCTCGCCGGCGTTGACATGACCGGTTACCGAAATAGCCCGCTCGTCCTTGCCCATCGCGGTCAGTTTGCTGTCTATCGCGTGCGCAGGCCATTCGCGGCGAGCGGCGTGCTGGAGGAGCACCATGCCCGATGCTTTGTCCTCGATGAACGCCCCGACCGAACCCATCCGAGCCTTGGTCTCAAAGGCTAGTTGCTCAAGCCGCGCGAAAATGGTGGGTAGCCAGACCTCCAGCAGAGACCCCTCGATCTGCGATACATCCCAGTCCAGAATGACCAACGGAATGCCGCGACCCTGCGTGCCAGCGCAGAACAGCACAGCAGTCCCGTCGTGTTTCGCTCCGGTCTTCGTTGCCGTGTCAATAACCGCAAACACATAATCCGGTCGGTTGGGATACTCGACTGGCTCGCCGTTGACCAGGCAACTCGCGACATCGAAGAACGACGTTCCCGCCGGCCTTGGATCCTGCTGAAACAAAGCCCCGAAGTCGCGTTCACCGAGCGTAACACGCTTACGCGCAATTGCATCAGCATCTTCCCACTCGGGCCAGAGCGGGTCATTGATCTGCCGGCCGAGCGGATCGTCGGAGGAATTGGCCAGAGCGGGCAGTTTGAGTACCCGCCACTGATCACCGCCGGTCTCCATCTCGGCCAGAAGCCGCCCACCGAGGTCGTCCTCATGCCACCGGGTCATTATCAAAACAATCGCCGCGCCGGGCTTCAACCGGGTATAGAGGTCGTTCCTGTACCAATCCCAGGTTCGCTTGCGGACAATTTCCGACTCAGCGTCGATGCGCGAAGAAACTGGATCGTCGATAATCGCTACGTCAGCTCGACGGCCGGTAATCGATCCGCCAACGCCCGCCGCGAAATACTCACCGCCCGCATCAGTCTCCCATCGCCCAGCGGCTTTGTTGTCAGCGGATAGGTTGTAGTTGAGCGTCTGGCTGGACGTCGTAATCAAGTTCCGGACCCGGCGGCCAAACCGCTCAGCCAGTTCGGCGGTGTGCGACGCGGCAATGACTGCCATGCCAGGACGCTGACAGAATGCCCACGGCGGAAACAATTCACTCGCGTATTTCGATTTGGCGCTACCCGGTGGCATCAGCACCATGAGCCGGTCGTTCTCGCCCCTGGTGATCGCTTCCAGTTCCGCGATCAGCAACCGATGGTGACGGGCCGGGGTCTGTCCTTGCGGCCGCAGCGCCTCGGTGCACCATGCCAGCAGACTAGTTCGGCATTCCCTCCGGCGCATCTCCCGCGTCAAGCGCAGGCGGCGCTCCGCCAGTTCTCTCCAACTCGGCGCGGAGATCGTCGTCGCTGAGTTCGCTGATGTCATCGATACTCAGGTTGATGTTGCGAGCTACGGGCTGGCCATTGTAGATCGCGTGCAGCTTCGTAGCGGCACTGACCTTGGTTTCGTCGCTCTTGGCACTCTCGGCAATGTCGAACAGGATGTTCTCCAGCCTTTCGGTGCGAGCGCGGCGGACAGATCGGCGGTCCTTCCGGTACGTCTGCTCAACTGGATCGTGATTATCGTCCGTGGCGTTGGTCACGCGCGTCTCACTGTCGGCGGTAAACGGAATCGGCTCTCGCTTTGGCCCACCCCACCCCGCGCCTTTCGCAGGACCGCCGCGGCCGGCGCCGTTGCCATACCAGGCTGCCATGGGAGAATCCGGGGATTATGGGGGATTTGCCGCACCTTGTGCAGCCTGAACCAAAATAGGCATCACTCTGTCACGCTTTGTCAACATCAATCGTATAGGCGCCCCGAGACGGCCCGAACATCAGCGGCATCCCACCCGACCGAACCGCCGGCGGCCAGTAGAACTGCGCCAGTTTGTCCAGCCCCGCCATGATCCACGCAACGCCCTCCCCGACGGTGCGCACCGGATCGGTCTCCGTCACCCACACGGACACGGGGATGCAGTCCAGCAGCACCCGGCCCAGGCCAGGGACAAACGCCCCGGCGAATGTCGCAGCGCCCACCAGCCTGCACCTCGCCTCGATCTGACCCAGCATTGCAAGGTTACTGCCGCCAGTGCCACCACCCGACCGAAGATAGTCGACCGCGCCGACACCGAGGCCAGAGCCGACATCGGACCAGTCCTGCTGTAGCAGTTCCGCCGCGTCCCGCCTGGTCCGCGTCATCAGCGGCGACTGCGATAGTTTGTCGAGCGGATTATTGCCGATCGTCGGGGCGAGCGCGCGGCAGGCGATGCCCTTCACGATCGCGACCCGCGGGCCAACCAATATTTTGCCCGGGGCAATGATCTCGCCCTCGCACCAAGTCATTCCAACGTCAGACAATAGCCATTCTCCCGGCGCTCGGACTGGTGGGGAACATACCGCCTCACGCATCACTCGCGGCGCCAAATGCTCGGCCGCTCGTTCCTCCCACTCAAGCCGGGCCAGTGCAGCCAGACGGTTGGCGTCGCGCTCCCTGTCCCGCTGGCGCTGCTTGCGGAGACGCGCCGCTTCACGCTGGACGATGGAACGGCTCATTGCAGAAATACCCTTGCAGCGTCATGAGTTCGTGCTATCATTATGATTTCACTTGGAATTCGCGCGCGCGCGGCAGGGGGTTGGACACTATCCGCTCGTCGTCTTTGGCAGTATTTGATAGCTAACCGACTCTCCGGTAGACAAACTCCGCCACCCGAGGGCGCAGACATACACCCACCCGAGTTCGGCGGCTCGGGAGGCCTGGGAGCGGTGCCCAGAGGCTCTGGCGCGGGCTGTGGGGGATGATCCTCCGTAGCGGGCTGGAGGGCGTAGGGCGGGCTGTGGCGGGTCATGGCTGGGGCCTCACCGCCCCTGGTCCCCACGCCAGCCAGGCTCCTACGATCTGGAGGACCACAAAAACGACGGCTAGGGGTGGCCAGTACCAACCCGCAGTGACTAGGAAAATCGAGAATCCTCCCCCCAGAGCGAAGCAGAAGAGCTGAGTGCCGAAGAGGTAACTCTTGGTCACGGTCACGGCCGGTGCTCGTGATCGAACCAATACGTCGTCACCCCGTCCTCGACCGTCACCCTCGCCGCGCGTCGTGCCAGTTCGGCGGATGTCCGACCGACCGGATCGGTAAAACTGCACGCCGTGTTCGCCGGGATCACCGTGAGGTCCAAACAGTTCGGCAGGGCGGCGACGGTTGGGTGTGGATGATGGAACACCGCGCCGAAAGCCCACATCGCGCCGACGATCAGCAGCCACACGGGGACGGCTGCCACGGCACCGATCACACATGCGCCGATCACCGCGAATACGTTGCTGCGCGTCATGGCCCCACCTCCCGCCCGCCCAACACCACACCGAACCAGACATCCTCCGCCGCCCGCCGGCACACGATCTCATCGACCTCCCGGCGGTTGAGGTTGCCAACGTGTGCGTAGCCCGCCGCGTCGAGGTGGGTGTCGTCCCAGTGCCGGATGTCGAGCCACTTGCGCCCGCAGCGGCAGTAGCCCCGGCTGTCGAAGTCATGGCCGGCGGTCATGCGGCTCTCCGGGGCTGTTCCCGCACCGGTCGGTCGAAAAACTGCAGGCTGAACGGCGCGGTGTAGCCGTCTCGATCGGCGACGCGGCGCATTGCAGCGAGGATTTCCGTCGACTCGAACCCCTCAGCGAGCCACGCAACCAGCGGTTTTAGGTCGCCCCGCCAACGGGTTAGGTCAATCCGGGCCGTTACCACGACCTGCTCCCAGGCCCAGTCGAGGTAGGTCCCGTTCACCTCCGGACGCCGATCGTCGGCTCGCCAGACGACCCCTGGCAAATCGAACAGCGGGGGGACTGCAGGGGGGTATTGTCCCTGTCCCTGTCCCTGTCCCTGTCCCTGTCCCTTATGACCTGTAATAGATGCATTCTCTGCATCTATCCTTGGCTCTATGATCGAGCCTGTTATTGGCTCTGTTATTTGCTCTATGATAGAGCCTGTCATTGGAGTGTTTTCCGTCTGTGATTGCCTCTTTGATTTGGCATATCGCGCCTTTTCCATCCGCTCCTGGTAGCCACGTTTCTTGCCCCATGCCTCGATCGCCTTTTCGGTTATGACATGATGGTACAATCGTCCATCGGAATGGATTATCCACCCTCTTAATGCTCCGCCGCCTTTTGCCCGCTTCCATAGTTTGGCGTCACGGCCGTACCCGGCCAAGCGGCATAGGGCGTCGTCACCTGACGGCAGGCTCGCGGCAGGGACCTGGTGCCACGATGCACACCAAAGTAGCACAGCGGCGCGGAACGACTCAGGGTCAATTACCGCCGCCATATCGCTGTCTCTCAGCCGAACGACATCCAGAGGCATGAACGGAAAATCCCTGAGATCACAATCACTGGGAACCGGTGGCGTGAGTTTCTCAATTTCCACTTACCGGCTCCATGAAACTCGTTGTCTCACCACGAAACAGCAGGTTGACGGTGCCTGGCGAACCGTCGCGTATCTTGGCGAAGATCAATTCAGCCTTACCGGCGAGATCGGACCTTCGTTGCTGATGGGCCTGGACGCGTGTGAAATGCTTCTCCGGTGTTTCGCCATCGAGCCGCTCCGGGTCGGCCTTCAGATAATATTCCGGCCGATAGACAAATGACACGACATCGGCGTCTTGCTCGATATCGCCAGCCTGACGCAGATCGCCTAGGCTCGGCCGCTTGTCGTCACGCCCCTCGACGCCACGGTTCAACTGAGCCAGGAGCAGCAGGGGCACGCGATGCTGCTTCGCCATTCGCTTCATAGCGCCGCTGATCCGACCAATAGCCCAGGTGGCGCCAAGCCTGATGTCGGCATCTTCGGGCCGCACAATATGCAAATGGTCGACCATGATAAGGCCGAGGCCGTGCCGGCGATGTGCGGATCGTGCCCTCAGATCGATCATAGCCGCGGTCAGACCTGACCCATCTTCGATGGTCAACGGCAGCCCGGCCAACTCCTGCCGCGCCTTAACCACCGATTCGGCCTGTTCATTGGACAACATGCCGCGCTTCATCGCCCAGACCGGCACGCCAGAGAGCGCCGCCAGGGCCCGCCGGCCGAGTTCTATCGCCGACATTTCCAACGACACGACCAGGACGCCGATGCCGGCACGGGCAACCGCTATAGCCCACTGCCATCCCATAGCGCTTTTTCCCATACCAGGTCTGCCGGCCAACACGTTCAGTGTGCCGTCCTCAAGGCCACCCATCTGGTTGTCGATCGAGGGGAAGCCGGTAGACAGTCCAGCCGGACCACGCCGTTGGGCGGCCTGCTCTGCGGCGCTAATCGCGTTGTCCATCGCCTGATCCAGCGAGAACGCCCGGCTGTCGGTCTCTATGCCAAGGGAACTCTCGATGATGCCGATTGCGCGGCCGATGATCTCCATCGCCGGGCAGGAATTATCGAACGCGTTGTTGACCACCTCCTCGCCAGCCGCGATCAACTGACGCCTGATCCACGCGTCATGGATCGCCCTGGCGTAGGGCTCGGTAGTTCCGACGCCGACCCATGCCACAATGAGTTGCGTTAGATAGGCCGTGCCGCCGACCTCATGGCTGCCAGGATCGGTTTCGAACCAGGTTTTGAGCGTCAGTGCATCGCCCAGGCCACCGTCAAGGATACGGCGCCTCTGCTCAGCATAAATGCGGCCATGGACCGGATCGGCAAAATGCTCCGGCTGGAGAAAACCAATTATCTGCTGCAGGGATTTCGCATTGCGCATCAGACCGCCCAGCACGGACTGCTCCGCCTGGATGTTCGAAGGACGCATCCGTGTGAAAAATTGTTCGGTTGGCTGAAGGTCCATTACGCGGCGTTGCCTCCGATGCTGTGCAACTGCCGTAGGACGCTGATCGTGTCATCGATCTCTGTCAGGGCTTCGGCCTCGTCAGGATGCTGCGCGAGCCAATCCGTAAACGCGCGGAACATCGTGCGGCGGGCGAGATGGAACCTGGTGCGCTCATCAATCGGAGGCAACCGAATTTGGATCGGAACGACATTGGTCATCGTAGGATCCCTATGCATCGTTCCATCCCCTGTGACTCCAGGCACGCGTCGTTCGGGCGTTTCATCCCAAGCCTTGGGTGCTTCGAGTTCATCCAAAGCGTGGCTTTTTCCTTTGATCGGAAGTGGACTACAGCGCGGGATAGGAGGTCGCTCCTTTTGCCCACGATCTCGCCGGCAACCCTATCGCGTCGAGCGATCTCTTCGCGAAGCCAACCCCAATAGTCATCAGGATTGGTTATGAGTGTCAGTGCATTAACGGGCGCCCATCCCCATGGTGGATTGCGATTGAGCCATGCATTGCCGTCGACATCGCCCAGCATTGTTATTGCGTATTTGCCGATCTCGGATCGGAAGTCGTCCAGTTTCTGCTTTGCGGATGCCGCAGATTTCTCCGCTATGGCTTTTTGCTTGGCCTCCTGGTCCACCCTATATGCCGCCGCTTCCTCTGCCCTGACTTTTGCCGCGGCTAAGATCTCTGCCTCTTCGCGCGCTCTTGCCGCCAGCGCCTCCTTCACCCTTTCTCTATCGTTCTTGACCCTCGTGCGGAGTAGGTCGATCAAAGGCAATCCCAGCAGTTCATCTTCCGATGGATGCAACTCCACACGAGCCATCGGCCAAAATCCGTTTAGCAGCCAAAATTGGATATTCTTCAGGCCGTAAGTAAGGGTATCGAACAGTGGACCGCCCTGTATCGCGATATCGAGCGGACGACCCATTCCGGGTATGTCGACATTTCTGTAATTGTTCCAGCCGAAGCCATGCTCTTGCCCAAGTGAATCAACGGCACTTTGGACAAACTTAATCCTATTTTCCCTTCCGGCTTCGAAACTCTTTCGCTCAGCCGCCAACCTATCTTGTTCACGCTTCTCCCGCTCAGCATTCCTCCGCGCTGTCTCATGGGCGATAAGCGCATTCTGCACCGGCCCAAGTTTAGCGTTGAACAACCACCGACGCGGCGCTCCCTGTAGCACGGCGTGTTTGATAATCTCTTCAGACGAATGATGCCTGAAGCTAGACAGATCGATTTCGATGCAAGCGATCTCACGCCCCTCGATGAACGCGATCTTCTCCGGGCCGCACGCATGGGTGACGAGAACCTCGATCGCCAATTGCCGATCTTGTCGGTAGCCAACGATGTCCGGTCTTACCCCGTCCATCCAGACTTCTAGTTCAACCCTGTCTAGCGGGAACCATTTGGCGCGGCTTATCGATTTCGATACCAATCCGGCATATGCGGTAAGGGCTGGCAGGTGCACCCCCTTGGCATCCGAGACGATCTGTTTGGCCAGCTTGTGAAGCATGGTCTCCACCGCCCCAGAGCATGCAAAGTCAGATTCATGGGCGAAGTGGTGACGGACCATATTGCCTT